AAGATTTTATGCAGTTCACTACTAAACCAAAAGAGCAAGTAGGTTTAAATAACTTAGTAAAGCTCTGGCAGATGCAAAACGGTAATTCTGTTGCTAATAACGATACAATGGAAGCGGTAAACGCAGCTAAACAAGCACCCAGAACTGCTGGTGTCTTACAAGGACAAGCTCCACAATCCCCTAGAACGGATTCGGATAAAATCTTTGATAGCATCATAGGAACTGGTAGTGGAGCAGCTTTACCATAATAATAACAACACATACTAAGAGGTATATAAATGGCAATATCATATAATTCTGGATCTTTAAAGTCCAGCGATATAACAGCTACTACTTCTGATGCTGGTACTGGTGCAGGACAAAGACCCGATAGAAGACGGATTTTTAATTTTGGCGACAGAGTTGCTGAATTAACTCCGGAAGAATCACCATTCTTCGTCTATCTAAACAAGGTCGCTAAAGCACCTACCGATGACCCAGTGTTCCGTTACTTGGAAAACAGAAATAAAATCAGTTTTTCAGATCGTTCTTTTAAGATTAAAGGTGCAGTTGGTACTGTTGCCGCAGGTTCTTCGTATGCATTTACTGTAGATACTGCTGGCGGTGCGGCTGTAGAATATTTAGTCAAAGGAATGGTTTTTTCCGTAGCAACAGTTGATGATGCTAACGGATACGGACAAGCATTAGTAAGAGTAGACGGTTCAATCACACACAACGCAAGCGATTCAGTTTTCTCAGGAAAAGTAATCGATGTTTCTGCTGTTACAGGAAGTAATAGCATAGCAGATGATGACGATGCACAAATCATTGGTACTTCATTTGAAGAAGGCTCTGGTTCTCCAGACGTCTGGTCAAGTGAGATTGAAGATGGTTTTGGTTACACTCAGATCTTTAAAACAGCTGCTGAAATGACAAATACAGCATACGCTACACGCTATAGGGGTTACCCTGATGAGTGGAGTCGTATCTGGGCGTCAAAGCTTCGTGAGCATAAAGTTGACATTGAAAGAGCTATGCTCTTCGGTCAAAAAGCTCGTGTAGGCGGTATTCAGTATACTGAAGGTCTAGTAGGACACATCCTAAAGAATGTTTCTCCAACTGCTGGAGATGCTAACTTTAGTTATTCTTCGGGAAGTGCTTATCATAAAACCGTACAAGAGTCTGAAATGACTTATGACAATTTACTTAGTGACTTAGAAGTTATTTTCGACCCGGCTCGTGGTGGTGCTTCTGATAAGCTAGTTCTTTGCTCATTACCAGTTATTTCTTTCTTTAACAAGTTAGGCGATGGGAAATTTTTAGATGCTTCTATGGGGCACTCTAATAATCCTTTCCGTTATGAAATGTCTCAAAGAGATGGTGCTTTTGGTCACAGTGTAATGGTCATTGACACAATTCATGGAAAGCTAAACCTAGTTAAAGAACCTCTGTTTAGAGGTCAAGCTTCTGGTTTTATGCTAATGGCTGATATGAGTCAACTAGCTTACAGACCTTTAATTGGTAACGGTATTAATCGTGATACACAAGTAATGACTAACGTACAGTCTGCTGATGAAGATCTTAGAAAAGATATGATCTTAACTGAAGCAGGTCTAGAAGTTACTCTAGCTGAGTCTCACGCATTATACAACCTAGAAGGAGTCTAAGATGAAGAGTGACGTATTAAACTCAAGTAGTGGTAGTTTCTCATTACCAGCTAGTAAAGGTCTAATTAAGATAGAATCTAAATTAGTTTCTTTTACGGCTAGTTCAGCTAATATTGATTCTGGAGCTATGTCGATTCCAGCTAATTCGATTATTACTAAACTAACTGCTGTAGTCCACACTGCTTTAGCTCACGCTACTGCAACTGTAGGCGTTAGTGTAGGAACAGCAGCTGGAGGTACGCAGTTTACTGGTACTCTTGACGCTGATGGTCTTGAAGCTAGTGGTACATCTGTTGCAGCTGGAATAGGAGCATCTACTGATGATGTTCTTACTGCGGCTTTAGGCGGTACAGCTATATTGGGAGCACTTGCAGCTTCTTATAGGTCTGCTGATACAGATGTGCACTTTAGAACCGTAGCATCAACAGGTGCTTTTACAGCTGGAACTATGTGTTACATTGTTGAATACATAGAGTTAGGAAACAACTAATCCGAATACATAAGGATAACAGTTTATAGTACTGTGGGGAAGTTCAATAAAAGTTCTTCCCCAAAACTATAAAAGGAAAATTTATGAAAAAAAAATGTATACACTGTAACCATCCTAATAACGAAGGGTGGTTTTATTGTAAAAATTGTGGTAAAAAAGCTTTTAAAAGTAAGTTTACTACTAATATGTATATGATGTCTACTATGGGTAAAAGAACAGATGTAGAAATGTCTGTACAGAGTATTGATCAAAATACAAAAGAAATGAGACAGAGACTTTATGGCGACTAAGAAAAAAACTACTAAGAAAAAAGTAGTAAGAGTTTTAAAGAGAAAAGACCCAGTAATGGAAGCTTTGCGAAAGCCAGTTAAGATATAATGGCAACATTTGAAGCACAAGTAGAATCATTAGCTTCTATCGCTATAGATGGGAGTAGTACTCCTACTCAAGCACAGCTTACTCAATTCTTAACTGATGGTGCTAAAGAAATAATAAATACATTACCAAAGAGTTTATTAGAAGATTGTGCAGACATTGCTACACTAGATAACTCTACAACTACACTAACAAATATTAATCAAAAAGGTGTGGTTCTAGCCGCTTTAAGAGCTGAGGGTAATGGTGCTAATGATATTGAGCAGCCTTGCAGGTATGTGCCTAATTATAAAAGAGGTAAGATACAAGACTCTAGCGATATGGATTTTGCGACAAAAACAGATCCAGCATATTTGGTATATGATAATACATTAGAGGTTTACCCAACCCCTACTGCATCAGAAAACGCTAAGGTTCTTCATGTTATTTTTCCAACAGTAGCATTTGGGGACAGTGCTATATCTAACTTCCCTATTGAAGCAGAGTATTTGGTAGTTTTATATGCTACAATAAAAAGTTTAGAAGCATTATATAGTGGAGAAGAGGATATAGAGTTGTATATTCCGATTATAAATCAGTTAAAAGAAGATTATAAAGCTGGGTTATCCCAGTTAGTGAGGTAGTATGTCACATCCAATACATGAACTTACAGTAAAGCAAATCATCAGTAGGATAAGGCAAGTATTTCCAGATGCACCTGAAACATATATTATGTCTTTAATTAATGACGCAGTAAATGAGATTGGTCAATATTCTCAAAAGGCAGTATCTGCTAAGATAGATATAGAATCAGGTAAAATGTTTTACGCTATCGGAGATGGGTCTACTGATTCTGCTGGGGAAGATATGGGTGTAAATAAAATTTATAGAGTGGACATTTTAGATAACGATGGTGACTATATAAGAATACCTAGAGTATTAGATGGTGAACCTTTACAATTTGACATTGCATCTGAAAGTGCAATAAACGTACCAGAATAATGGCTTTAGCAAAAGAAATAACGCAAATATCATGCAAAGCTGATGAGGGTGGGAGTCTACAAAGTAAATATTTTTTTATTAATAGCGTAGAGGCAGACACTACTACAGATGTCGGTTATAAATTAGTAGAATATTATGTTTGGTTTGATGTTTCTAGTGGTGGTTCAGATCCTTCAGTGTCTGGTAAAACAGGTGTAGAAATAAATATATCAACAGATGATAATGGATCTACAGTAGCGACAGCCATAAAAAATGCATTAGATGGATTAGCTAATTTTACAGCTTCAGTTGATTCTAATATTGTTACAGTTACAAATGCTAATAAAGGTGCTGTAGAAGATATATCAAATTTCAATACTACATTTATTTTTTCTACTGGTCAGACATTTGTAACAACTCAAGGCACAGGTAAATTAACTAGTAATTTTAAATACCCTGAAGCTAGTGTTAATTATTTTATTCGTGGTGACCACATGGGTCTTATCAGTAATTACGATTCAGAAAGTGAAACTAGAACAGCTAGAAAATCTTATACTGCGATAGATCACAATGTAGTAAATGGATTACTAATTCATTACTATGGGAATCCTAAAAAAGTTACAGCGGTTACAGACAAACCAGATGTAGATAATTTATTTCATTCCGCTATTGTAGATTATGTGAAAAAATGTTTATATATGGATAGAGCTGGAACGTCAAATGATGGAAATATAGCACAGGTTGCTATGGGTTTAATGGCACAACATGAAAGAAGTTTTAATAATGCTGTAAAAAAATACGGCACAAGAAAAAGAAGTAAAACAGGTGGGACTAGAGCGGTAGTCCCAGTAGATTTTAAATAACCAATATGCCCATGAGAGTTGCCAAGCTCGGTAAGGCATAAGACAGGAGAAACAAGATGGCAAGCATAAATAAATATACGGTCAACGAATCCAGCAATGTAGCACTAGGTCAAGCGGGTGCTAAATTTATTTCAGATACAGCAGTTCACTCAGGTACATTTGTAGCAATTACAATGTTAGAGGATACTGTTTTTAACGCATTAACACCTACAGACACTACTAATGGTTATGGTGTAGGTAGTTATAATGGTAATACAATGGCATCTGAAACAATACCACAAGGTGTCACGATTTACGGTAGATGGAACTCTATTGACCTTACATCTGGTCTTGTAATAGCTTACATAGGATAAGTCTATGCTAGGATTAGGCAACATCCTTACAAAAGGTGGAGCTGTAATACAAAAGTTCCCCAACGAATACTCATTCAATTTCGATGGTTCTAATGATTCTTTAGACTTAAATGTTGGGAATGGTTTAATTAGTAGAGCAGATATTAAGTCTGATGGAGAAAGTTTTTCTGCTTGGATTAAACTTGATAATGTAAGTGGTACAAAATATATAGTATGTCATGGTAGAGGTCTTTCAGAAAATAATGCTGTCTATGGTGGTATCTATGTAGAAGGCACTACTGCAAAATTTACTTTATATAAAAATAGTGCATATAAAACTGTTTCTGGAACTTCAACTTTATCTGCTGATACTTGGTATCATATTGTTGGTACTTATGATGGTGAAAACAATGATGATAAAATAAGAATTTATATCAATGGTTCATTAGAGGCTACATCATCAGCATTAGGTGGAGATTTTTTAACAGGTGAACCAACTATCGCTCATGTAGGTAGAAATGTTAATACATCTTCTGGCACTCGTGATTTTTATTTTGACGGACTCATTGACGAAGTAGCAATCTGGAATACTGCCCTCGATGCAAGTACCATTGCAAAGCTCGGTTCTAAGCCATTAGACCTAACAAAATATTCAGCATCCAACCTTAAACTATGGCTCAGAGTAGGGGACAAGGTACTTCCAGAAAGTGAAACCTCAATCGCCAGAAGTGACTTCTATACAGACTTTGATGGTACGGATGATTATGTTAATGCAGGTTCAGATTCTTCCGTAGATGATATATGGACAAGTGGGGGAACAATCACAGGGTGGATAAATATTAATTCTGCAGGTGAAAATGATGGTGGAATGTTTATTGTAAAAAGAGGTTCTGATTCTGGAGGATATATATCTACCAAAGACCCAAGTGGGAATACTTGCAAGTTAAGACTTGCAGTTCGTTGGGATAATTGGGCACAATGGACTACTACATCAAGAGATTTAACATTTAATGAGTGGATTCATATTGCTGTTTCTTATGATAATGGTTCAACTTCTAATAATCCTACTATGTATATTAATGGAGTGAGTGTTGCTGTTACAACAGTAACTGCACCTTCTGGTACTTATGAATCTGATGCTTCAGATGATTTATATATAGGTGGTGAAGCAGGAGCTTTTACTACTGATGGTAAAATATCAAACCTTGCACTTCATCAAACAATTTTGGATGCTCAAACCATAAAGCAGTTTGCAAAATCACGCTATACTCCCATGAGAGACAACAGATTTTCTGTCGTGGATTTTGATGGTACAGATGATTTTATTGATACAGGCACAGGATTGCCAGATATTACAAGTGGAGCATTTACTATATCTGGGTGGTTTAATTTTGATAGTGTTTCTGCTACGCATTGGCTATGGGGTAGAGGAACAGGAAGTGGTTCTGGTTATGCAATTAAATTTGATACTACACCAAGATTAATAGCACAATCAAAAACTTCAAGCTCTTACCAATACTACGCATCTAATTATACATTTTCTGTTGGAGAGTGGTATCATATAGTTTTTGTACATAGTGGAACAGGAACAACTCCTAAATTATATATTAATGGTGCTTTGAATGCAGGAAGTGGAGCATGGAATAGTGATATAGTATCACAATCATCTTTATCTTTTAAAATTGGTAGTAATGAAGGAACAAGCAACGAATTTAATGGTCAGATAGCTAATGTGGCTTGGTATTCAGAGGCTAAAGATGCTGAGTTTGTTTACGCTCAATATCAAAAAGGTATTACTTATAATCCAAGTGCAGATACAGCATTAGAAGGACTATGGAGAATGGGTTCAGACACAAGTAAAGCATTTCCTACTATAGCAGATTCAAGTTCTAACTCAAACGATGGTACAATGACCTCAATGGCATCAGATGACATAGTACAGCAAATGGTTGCAGGTTATGACATGGGGGCATTTGAGAG